GATTGTTGGTACTGATTATGATAGCCGACATCCTTACTACATTATTATAGAAGCAGGGGGTTAGTGTGGCTAAAATAATAAGAAGAAAATCAGATAACTTAGTAATAGCAGTTCTTGATGATGACAATGTAATAAATTTAGGGTCTAATGGTTCTACATACAATAATGGTCAAACATACGACCAAGACATGACCAATAGTACACATGAAATAGTTACAGGAGTAACTGCACCAACTAAGTTTTTTTCAGGTTATTTTACATACGATACCGATTGGTCATTAGATACAGATGCCTTAAACGATTATAATGCAATGGCAGATGATGTTGGTTTGCCTAGAATAGAAGCAGAACTTTAAACATTTCTATAAAAAATAGTATAATATAAGTAGAACTTGCAAAATGAATTGGAATAAGTTAAGATACGATTTTAGGAGGTATAAATGCCAATAGAAACTAAAACGTACAAACATTACTGGACGGATAAGAAGTGGTGGCAAAACGAAGACTATGTAGAGTTTCCTGTTTTAACTTACAAGAAACACTATGCAAGGACTAAAACAGTTGAAAGAAAAATAAAAAGTTTATTAAGAAGAGGTAAATCTTTTATACTTAACACAAATATTTTGACTGGAGATGATATACTATATGTAAGTGGTTTTAACGGAATGGTTCAATCATGTGAGGGTGCATCAGAGGAATGTAAACAAACATGGCAAACCAAAAAAGATGAAGGTCACATGTTACATATAAACAATTGTCTACCCTTTTTAAATGGGGTTAGACCGGTATGGGGAGACCCACCACCGAAAAGAATTAGAAGAGCCTCTATGAAAAGAGGCATCAGTTCAAGGAGAAATGCGTAATGCAAGAAGAGCTTAAACAAGATTTAGAAACTTTAGAAAAAGAAATTGAAGGATTGAGACAACAATTAATTAATTTTAATACTCAACGGGACACGTTGATAGCAAAAGTCCAACAATTAAACGGAGCAGCAGCTTACTTAAGAGGTAAGTTAGGAATAAATACTCCAGTAGAAGAAGTAGAAGAAAAGCCTGAAGAAACAACGGAGGAAAACTCGGAGGGTTAACCAATGCCTACAGTGGCAAACGAACAATTTGATTACGTCAGAATCGATACTGGTGGAGGTGTCTTTACTAATAGAGATTTAGAAGCAAGGTCTATTACTGGTACATCATTTTCAGTGCTAGAAGGCACTGATGATTTTTTATATTTAGGGGATGACGCTAAGTTTGATATGGCGATATTTGACATAGATACTGGTGGTAGTTTTACAGCACCCTTAAAATATGAGTATTTCAATGGGTCTACTTTTAAAGAATTTATTCCTGATACTCAAGAATTTAATTTAGATGACAATGATGATGGTACATACTCTGGAGATGCTTATGGATTTGCAGGAGACGGAGTAGAAATCTTTCCAATAAGAGTGATAAGCGATTGGGCTAAAACAACTGTTGATGCAGGGCAGTCTGCATATTGGATAAGAATCAGTGCACCGAATGGTATAACCACTGCGGCAACTGTTAGAAATATTAGAAAAAGACCTGTAGAAGCATATTGTACTACACAAGAAGTATTTGAATTACTACAACTTGCAAACGTAACAGGCACTACAGATTTTACAACAGCTACTATTCCAACCAAAGCTACAGTAGAAACATACATTCATGGAGCTCAGGCTCAATTAGATTACCAGACTAGGAAGTCTTGGAGAATGAATTATGTTGCAGATGAAAAGCATGACTTTAATATATTTGGATTTAAACCTGATAGACCAGACCCATATAAGATACTAGAACTAGCAGTATGGGATGGTTCTGAATTTGATGTTAGAAGTAAAGGAAGAGATAAAGATTACTTTTTAGTCAGAGATACTGGTATGATACATTTTTCTAGATATTTCTTTCTACCTGCAAGATTTAGAGGATTCAACACACCAACATTTAGATTTGGTGGGGGTGAGTTTATAATGCCTGTAAAATTAAAATATTTATATGGTAGGAATATAGGAACAGATGTGCGTGAAGGTCCATTTGTTACTGAAATAACTAAAAAACTAGCGGCGATAGAAATACTTAAAAACTCTGATTTTGGTAATTTAGCAGTAAGCGGCATGGATAGAGTCCCATTATCAACTAAATTACAACTATTTCAAAATGAAGTAGCAGAGGGTATTGAATCACTTAAACGTGTGGAGATATTCTAAATGCCTACTGAGCCAATACCTGTAAATGAATTTATCACTGAATTAGAAGACCAGTGGACTCATACTAATGTCAGTGGGGCTGGTAAAAAACCCGGTTTTATAGAGGTAACTGGGGCTAGTGAACCTATGAGATACAATTTAAATGTTAATGACCAGATTATAGCAAGAGCATCTGGTCCTGCATTACAAGAAATACCAATAGGTAACAGAAAGTTTGGTAATAGAATTTATAATATTACACTAGAAATATATACTCAATCTAGTAGGCAACGTCTGTATGATGTTATGAGAGAACTTAGACGTATTTGTCACGCAAGAATACATAGTTTAACTAACTTTCAACGTATACAATTTTTAGATTTTAATGAATTAACAAATGCACAAGCTAACGTATGGGTAGGAACAGTATCCGTACAATTAGTCAACACTGCAATTACTTTAGAAACATAAGGTTTTATAGTATAATAATGATATAGGAGGAAATATAATGGCAGTATTTCGGTCAGACCAATCGCAACTAACGTATGCGATGGAATCCGCTCCGGGAGGAGACGTAGAATTAAATAATGGAAGTTTAAAATCAAGCGGTACTAACGCTGTTATAAAAGGTGCAGTAACTGCAGGAACTTCACAAGTTGAATATGATAATATAGGCAATGGTCCATTTATAGTGGGAGATATGGTTAGAATAGGTCCGGGCACATCAACAAGTGACGCGACTAGTTCTACAGCAGCTCCTTTTGAAGTAAGAAGAATTGTACATGGAACTGATTTATCAGCAAATGATAACACTATATTCTTTGATAGACCTTTAGGTTTTAATCATGTAGACAATACAACTATAACAGAAATAGACGCATCAGCTACTACTCAACAACAGAAGATAATTACAGAAGTTCCGGGTGTATACGAATCAGTTACATTGCCAGATATGACACCTTCTTTTGAACCAAGATACTTTTTAGGTGTAGGTCAAAAAAGAGACTGGACTAAAATGTATGTTGGAGCACAATCCTTTACAGGTTCATTACCGGGCTTTATACCTTTAAATGGTAAACCTCTTAGGTGGGCAATCGGTAGTGTATTTGATGTACCATCTGCAGTAGAAAGTGCAAGCACGGATATTAATGGTGCTGTAAGTAAAGGTGATATTTATGTAACATTAGACGGGTCTCACGGATATAGTGCGGGAGATTTTATATGTTTTGCAAGTAGTGGTACTATTAGAACAGGGACTTCAGTTGATGACACAAGTCAAGAGATACAAAAGATTGCAGCATTTCCAAGTACAAATGTAGCAAGGCTAGAAAAACCTTTTAGATTTGACCATCCTGATGACTCTGCTGCTAGAGAAGTAAGCTCTGGTGCAACAATAAAACATCACATAGTTGAGTCAGTATTACTAGATACAATGAGTTGGCATGCACACATGAGAGATAGTAGTGAAACTACTGCTAATGATTTTGACCGAAGATACGTTGGAGGATTTGTAGGGTCATGTAGTATATCTGCTGATGAAGGTAGTATGTTAATGACAAGTTGGGACACAGTACAGTTTTTAGATATGTTCCACAATCAAAAAGAATCATCTCAATCAGATGTAAATCCGGGTTCTGAAGCAGCTAATACAGGTGTATTTAATAACGACTCTATGTCAGCAGGTATGCCAAGATATACAGATATGGCAGACATTTCAACTTCAGATGCAAACCTACCTACTACTGAACCATATTACTTCTCTCAAGGACAAGTAAAAATTATGGGTCAAGAATTTGCTAGAGTTAGAAGTTTTAACTTAAGTATTTCAAATGGTGAGGAAGCTAGATATTACATAGCTCCTAGATTTGGAAGACAAAGAGGTCCTGCAGAAATTAGAGAAGGTAGAAGAAGTTATGGGTTATCTTGTACACTTGCTTTACCAGATTCTGGGGCTTCTGAAACAGCTGTTAGCAGAAATACTGCTACAGAATTTTTTAAACAGTTACTTATGGAAGGTAACTATGGAAGTGGGATGGAAGGATTTAATATTGAACTTACATTCACTAGAGGAACTAATGATAGTATACAGATATTAATTCCAGCGGATTACACTTCAGGGGATGAAACAACTGGTGCAGAACCGGGATTAGGTGAAAATGGAGCTTTCTTAACAAGTGCTCCGCACCCTATTAGTGGTGAGCCTATACTACAAGTAGGAGCAGAGTTTAGTTGTAGAAACTTAAAAATAATAGTAACAGATACAGAAAAGGTATATACATAGGAGAAGATAATGACAACAGATGGGTCAAATTTTGACTTAAATAAGTATAAGATAAAAGAAGAGAAACAGACATATACAGTAAAACTACAAGACGATGAGTTTGATGTGGTTATTAAACCAATGAGTTGGCAAGAAAAAAACGAGTTGGTAGCTAGATGTATGACATTTGATGATAAAGGTAATTCTACTTTTGAAAGTGGTATTTACATCAAAGAAGTATTGAAAGAAATAATAGTTGAGGCACCGTGGGGAGATACCACAGATGAGTTCTTAACTAGTATAAATCAAGAGTTAGGAGCAGCATTAGAAAAATTAGTGCCTTCTGCTTTTGAGTCTAATTTCTTAGAGGTTGATGTAGTAAAAAAAGGATAGACCGATTCTTACGCGGAATAAAAGTGTCAACAAAGGAGTCGGTTTTATTTACGCACTTTGCTACTACGTTGACATTATTAAATTTAGGATTAAACTATAGTGAAATAAAGGAGTTGGATAACACTGAGGTTATGATGTTTTTAGCGATGAATCAATCATTTGAAGAACTTAAAAAAGAACAAATGGAAAGAAATCACAGACATCAAGAAGCTACACAGTCACATCCAAAACATTTTCCTAAAAGGTAAAACATATGGCTGAGGAATATACAGTAAATTTTAATTTAGTGCAAGACGCTGCAAGAAACGCTGCCCTTCAACAGGGTGGTCAAGCTGCAGGTGCAGGTGCTGGTGGTCAATCTCCTCAACAAAGAAGAGATAATCAACAGGCTTCAAGTCAAAGACAAAAAAGTATAGGACAATTAATAGGTGTTCAATTAACTTTAGCTGCATTACTTAAAAACTCTCAGTTATTTACAAATACACTAGGAGCATTTTTCCAAATAGTGGGTGGGTTTATTGATGTAGCTTTAGCCCCACTGATGCCTTTATTTGCTTCAGGGTTAGCTGCGATGGCTAACTTTATACCAGTAGTAGCACAAGTATCGCAAGCTACTTTACCTAGATTAGTAGCATTAATTTCAGGTGTAGGTAGAACATTAGGTAGTATAGCTGGAGCATTAGGTAATGTGTTTAGACCTGTTATAAATTTATTTGATAAAGATGGCGTATCTGCAGATGGCAGATTAAGATTATCTGACATAGTGACGGGATTAGGAGCAGCGGCTCTTGGTCCGGGTGTAGTAGCAGCATTACAAACAGGTTCAAAAGCAATCGTAGGGGCAACTGTATTTAATATGATGGGTGGAACTGTAAGTAGATTAACAAGTTTTGTTAGAAGTGCAGGATTCATAGGTTTAATTTTTTCTGGTGTAAACATTGCAAGCACATTTGCTGAACAAGGTATTGAGTCAGGATTAAAAGCGTTGATGAGATTCTTTATACAATCAGTTGCAGCGGCTATAGGAGCAGCGATTGGTAGTATGTTTGGAGTGCTTGGAACTATAGTTGGAGCATTAGGGGGTGCAGCTGCAGGTGGAGTGTTAGCTAATATGTTAATGGGTAGTGCAGGCACGGGTGCTGCCGGAGCAGAAATAAATCAAGGTGGTAGAATGTCCGCAGCTTCTGATTATTCACAAACTATGCAAATGCAAGAAGCATTTCCAGTATCCGATAATGCAGGATTTATTGGTTCAAGTGAGGGTAGCTTATTTGGTACTGATAGAGAGGTGGCGAGAATGGGGGGTAGTGGATAATGGCTTTAGCAGTATGTTTATATGATGGTTTAAGCACTGGTGCTGAAAAAAGGTTTGCGTTAAAAGCAGATTCTTTTTCTATTAACTATGTAAAAACTCCAGTGCAAATACCAATAGCTAATGGTGGTAGCCCTGAATTAATTGATATAGGTACTATACGACCTAGTATAACAGTAACAGGTATAGTAGACACATCTGACCCAAGTGAAACTGTAAGTGGACCCACTAGAAATAGTAGCACAAGTTATACAGTTCCTACAAAAGAAGAACTAGAAGACTTTGTAACAACTAAATTTTTTAATGAATCTACCTCAAAAGTAGAAGTAATGGTTTCTGATGGGACGGGTACGGCTGTAGCAGCTTATCAAGCAGCTATATCTCAAGCAAGATTTGATTTAGCCCCTGCAACAGAAGATAGATTTAATTTTACGTTAGTATTTGTTACTAAGTTTAGGGCAGACGGAGGTCCATAATGGCTAGTACGGTTGCACCAGTATTTCAACCCTCCAAAGTATACGCATGGATTCAAGTAGGTGAAGTAGCTACAGATTTTAACGATTCCGTAACATCTATGACAGTCCTTAATACTATTTTTGACGGAGAATCAGACTCAGTAGGACATAGACTAATAAATGGTATGGACGTTTTAATTGGAACTGAAATTCTTAAAGTGTCTGGTATATCTAGTTCTACTGATACTGGTATAACCATAGCTAGAGCAGAATACACACACGGTTCCTTACTTACAGATAGAGCAGCAGATAGAGGTGGAGCAGCGGCTAGTCATGATGATGGTGACGCAATATACGCATGGTCAGAACTAAATGACCAAAACGGTCTTTCAGTAGTACAACATTTAAGTTTAGAAGACACTATATATCAGCCACAGACATTACAACTAATTTTAAGAAACACTACTAGAAATAGTATTTATAATGACGCTGGAATTATGGATGGTGTAATTAGAGAAAACACCCCTTTAAAAGTAATTGACCAAAGTAATTTTAGTGTTTTATTTAGAGGTGATGTATCAACCATATCTAAACAACACGATAATAACGGTTCGGCACTGCTTGTAACTGCTTATGACGCTTTATATCAATTAGGTAGAAGTAGAATTACAGGAGAAGGAAGTGAAGTATACTATAGTGCTGAGACCGCTTCAGGCAGTGGGACATCTTATACTGGGTCTATAGCATCCAAAGCTGCAGATGTAGATGATAAAAGAATATCATCACTAGTTAAAAAGTTAGTGCAAAATTTTCAACCTGATATTGGAGATGGGACTGATGGAGCAGAGACTCAACTAACCACAACAGAACCAGTTTCTAATTCCTCTAATGCAGATGTCAGATTTAGACCATCTAATTCAGAAAAAATTGGGTCTGCTATAAATGGTAGAATAAACTTTGCATCAACTCAAGATTCTGTTTTACATAGTATACAAAGATTAGCTCTTACTGATAAAAACCCTGATGTAAATGCATTTGGATATAGTTTTTTTGTAGATGCTAATAATTATAGTCCTTCAACAGGATTAAAAACTGTCCCATTATTAAACTATGGAGCCACAAGTTATTTACCGGGAGCAGCAAGTGATGAAAGTGGGGGTTCTGGCACAGGGGAGTTAACATTTCAAAATGTAAGCTCCACAGCAGCAGTAACTGAAAAAGGTAGTGTAAGGCGAATAGTTCAAGGAGCTAGTTTTGATGAAATAGGTGCTGAAAATGTCAATGTAATTAATGTAAGATATAGGGATGGTCAAACTGGGCAAATGCGTGAGATAGAAATGGAAGCATTTTATGTAGGCACTGGAGGTGCTTTTAGTGATGAACATTTTTTTCAGACATATAATGCTAATGGAGATACCCTTGCTAACAAAAGAATAGAAGCATCAGCTGGAGATGAAGCAGGGGCAGCTGGAACACATGATAATAGGGTTCATTATGATTCCTCAGCTGCAAAAAGCGAAAGTTCTTTTCCAAGTAGGGTGGTAGATGCAAATGACGACATAATAGGATATGTTCAATATGCAGGATTTTCTCATAACTCGGCAGGTTTATTAGTATTATCAGGGACTACCAACACAAGTGCTGATAGTAATAGAGCAACTGTGTCAGCAGGGCAGACTATATATTTAGATACAGCTAGTAGTGGTAATACAAAAGTGTTAAGTGCAATAACCGACCCTACAAAAGCTAATACATTTAGACCTGCAGTAGCTACAGGAAAACGTGTAGCAATTACCATGGAGTTTGGAGCTGATTATAGTGCTGGTAATATTAGAGAAGCCGTAGCAGCAAGATTTTTAGCTGCTAATAATCCTAAAGTAAGAGGTAGATTCCAAGTTACAGGTGCTTATCCGGCAATACAATTCCAAACTCAAGTAGCCGCCAGTGGAGATACTATCACAGAAACCACTATTGGAAGTAGAACATTAGTGCAATTTACTGATGCAAGTGCAGCGTCAAGTGGTGTTGTTGACAGTGGTAATAATGTAACTAATAGTGGATATAATGATATGGTAAAAGCTGGTAGTTCCATTATGAAATTAGATGGTGACGGGGGTAATGTATCAGAACACGGTTATGTAAACTATGTGCGAAAAAATAATGCGTCTGGGCAAGAAAATTTAAGATTTATGTTAAACAGTGGAAGTATATCGGCTAATGATTATTTAAGATTTGCTTGCCCCATTAGAGCGGGATATATGGTTAAGGTAGATTCACAAATGCATGGGCTAGCTTCTAGACCTCATTTAGTAACATCTATGATTTACAATGAAACTGCAGGTAAATCATATACAGATATTGAAAGTATTGGATTTAGAGACGGTACTATAAAAACAGATGGTACATTAGATTTACAAAGAGCCATTGTAGCTAGAAGACCTAATACCTCTAATATAGATGATATGACAGATGATGACTATGGGGGTAGTTACGCCTTTTCAAACTATAAACCACATTGGAGAGGGCAATTTTTTCCGGGACATACAACAGGTTCAGATTCAACGTCAAGTATATCTGATGTCAACAAAGCTGTATCGTGGAATGCGGGTACTTTATACGTAAATAGTCAAACTTTTGCTATAAACAAAGGGGACACTAGACACTCTACAAATGGTCTTGGAAGTTTAGAAACGGCTGGTTTATTTAGTGACACAGATAGTGACAACGATGGTAATCCTGACAAACATTATATTGTATTTTTTGACCCACATGTGTCAACAACAGAATTTTTAACTCGTTCAGAACATCAATATGAGCAAAGAAACGCTCAAGTAGGTAGAGATGTTGTTTTGGCTTCTGCTCTTGGAGATAATGATTTGTATCCTATGTCAGCTGAAAATGTAAAAATAGCTAGAGTGTCTGCAAGTCCAACGGGGGCTACGGCTAAAATAGAATTATTTGTAAGTCAAGGAGCTCCAACTACAGGAGAACTTTCTGATACAGCTAGTACGATAGTATACTCTAGTGGTAGATTAGGGGGGAGCCAGCTATCAGGAGATGTAGCTAACAATTGGATACCTTCAGTAGACAACACTCATGACTTAGGAACATCAACATTTGCATGGAAAGATATAAATTATGAAGGTAATATAACAGATACTTCAGATGCTAGAGTAAAAGATAATATTGAACCATTAGAATTAGGATTAAACTTTGTTAATGAATTAGAACCGGTACAATATAATAAAAAAAGTAATCCTACTAAATTAGACGTTGGTGTAACAGCTCAGGACGTATTAGACGCTATTGAAAAAGCAGGTTTAAACCCTAAAGAGGGCACAATAGTTCATGAAATAGAAACCGATAACAATATGCGACTAAATTATTTAAAATTAATTGCTCCAATATTAAAAGCAATACAAGAGTTATCTGATAAAGTAGATAAATTAGAAAATGAAGGTAAAGAATAAGGTTGTTAGACTTAGGAAACAAAATCCTTTTATGTCTACATCTGAAATTGCAAGACGAGCAGGGGCAGATATATCGTATGCAAGAAGAGTTTTACTCCAAAACAATCTAGAAACCAACCCACCTAAACTTAAACCTGTGGTATACTGTAAAGTATGTAGGTTGGCAACCACGGACCGTTACGGACTACATGATGGTGAATGTAGATTTAAGTGGAATAGAATTAAACTAACCTGTTCTTTTTGCAGAGTTCCTTTTTATAGGAGCAGAAAAAGAGTAATGCAGGGATATAGATTAAAATTAAAGAATGTTTATTGTACACGAGAGTGTTATCAAACATATAGGAAACAAAAAACAAATGAAAATAGACAACGACCTAATACTACAATGGGAGCCGAAGATTAACAAAATGTTGTCGAACATTTACATACAAGGTTACGACAGAGATGACCTTGCCCAAGAATTACGAATGATAGTTCTTAAAGCAGCTAAGTTATATAAACCAAATAGAAACGCTATATTCCATACATATTTACATACAGCTATGGTGAATAGATTAAAAACACTATGGTTGCAAGCAAGTAAGAAGATACAAAGTTATAGTTTAGATTTAGAAACCGCAGAAGATGATAACTCATATAGACTAAGTGACTTTGTTAAACAACTAGACGAAAACTTAGATGAAGTAGAGTTTGTAGATTATTTAGATTCACTTAAGTTAGATAAAGGTGAAAAAGAGTTCTTACTTAAAAAATTTCAAAACCACACTATGAAGGATATAGAGCAGCAGTTAAAAAGTATTTCTGACACAAAGATTGTCAATGGACAGGAAGTTGTGGTAAACTACTCGATATACAAAGTGAAAAAATCGCTAAGAAATAAATTAAACGAAGAGAAATAGTATTGGAAAATTTTAATTTTATAGAGTCTGCAGTCATTTTTAGTCTGTGCGAATCGAGTAATTATAAACACTTTACTCATTCACCCAAAGATTTTGCAGAACATGGAGAAACATTTAAGTTTATACAGGACCATATCGACACTTATAAGGACTTTCCTAAACCAGAGTTACTAATAGAGAAGTTTGATACGTTAAAACCTGATGCACAGTCAGTTAATTTTAATTATGCCCTTGATGAGTTTAGCAAACAGGTTATGTTTAGAAACATAGTGAACACTATTAACTCTAATCAAGCTATATTAGACGAAAATCCTAAGAAAGCATTAGGTAGTTTGATAGAAGGTCTAAGTGATATAGAGATATTACATGATGAAGATGTAAATCAATACGATAATGGGGCACTAGATAGGTATGAAGAGTGGAAGAGGCGTAGTAAGATTAGGCAAATGGGGGATGGGTTGATAGGTATACGCACTCCTTTCCATTTAATCAACGCATCCGGTGTTGGTTGGCAACCCGGTGACTTAATTACGTCTTATGCTAGACCTACAGTAGGTAAAACATGGTTATGTTGTAAATTAGCAGCAGATGCTGTGCGTAGTGGGCATAAAACACTGCTTGTATCTACAGAAATGCCTACATCAGCCATAGCTTTGCGTATGGATGTGCTATTAGGGCACTCATTAGGTTATAAACTATCACATAGTGCTCTTAGAAACGGTAAAGAGATAGATGAAGGCGAATATAAACGCTTTTTAGAAGAAGTAAACTATAAAAATCTACTAGTATGTGACCATATTAGTGGAGAAGATAGTATATCACTACCTAGTATTACTAATTTAGTGCGTAAGTATAGTCCAGATGTGTTAATTATCGATGGGGTATACTTAGTTTCTACTGCAGATAAGAATAAAGCTGCATGGGAACAGTCGCATTCATTGTTTTATGGACTTAAGACGATGGCACTATCTACAAACACCACTGTGGTTGCTTCAACACAAGCAACTAGGGATGCAGCAAACATGTATTCACAACCTACGGCAGGTCAAGTAGCTTTTGGAGATGCTTTAATAAGGGCATCAGACGTAGCCATATCTATGTGTATGATAGAAGATGAGCCACAATTAAGAGAAATAGCATTTCAGAAATATAGGGATGGCGATTTAGGAGCATCCACTACAGAATTTATCTGGGATGTTGATAAAGGTAGAATAGAGGAGAATCATGACACGTTTAATTAATACAAAATGTGGTAAGTGTGCGGCTGGAGGTAAATTAAGAGTAGGTAAGACAATAGTAGATACAAATGAATTGCTTAATAAAAAAGTTTTAGGCTTAGTAAAGAATGACCCATATTGTTTTCAGTGTGGTATGACATTCCCAGAAGGTTTTTGGAGAGAGAAAGATGGTTACTTATACCGCATACAGAGTAAATAGGATGATTGATTGGATACAAGCACTACTTAATTTAGGTATAGATGTACCTGTTGGTGTTGATGAGGTATCAATATTGTGTCCTTTTCATGATGATAACTCAGAATCTTGTTCTATAAATTTAGATAAGGGCGTGTGGATATGTTTTGCAGGATGCGGTCAGGGTAGTTTAAAAAGTTTTATCCAAGAATATAAAGATTGGGACTTTAAACAAGTAAACCAATACTTAGTAAGTTATAAAGATACACATAGTAAAAGATTATTTATTGAACCACCTATTGTAGAGGAAGGACCTTTACCAGAAGTTAATGTGCCTTTTAAGTTAGGCATGGTTCCTAAATGGATATTTGATAGAGGGTTTGATAAACAGAGTATGAAAAAATGGTTGTGTGGTATATCCCCCGCAAACGGATTAATAATACCTGTTAAAGATATTAATTTTAGAACAGTGGGTTGGATTACTAGACAGGAAAAACAAATACCTAAGTACTTATATTCTAAAGGACTTAAGAAATCTCATATATTATTTGGACAGCCTTATATACGGGACTGTGAATATGTATGTGTTACAGAGGGACCTTTGGATGCTATGTGGCTTAATCAATTAGGATTTCCAGCTGTTGCTTTATTGGGCATGAGTATGTCAGCAAAGCAAAAAGATTTAATATTGACTTTACCCACTAAAGAGATTATACTATGTTTAGATAATGATGAGGCGGGGCAGAGAGGTAAAAAGAGAGCTTTTGAATTATTAGATAATAAAATTAAAGTATCTCATATAGATATACCTGAAGAATATAAAGATGTGCAAGACATCAAATCTTATGGTATACTAAAAAATGTAATTAACAATAAAAGATACTGGTAAAGGAGGCTTAATGTCAGGAATCAGTATGATACAAAGTACAATACAGAATAAAGAAAGTAGGACACCTAATGGGTCAGAATCTTCTGGAAAAGAAGTTTGGCTTAAAGATGGGGACCAAGTTTTTATGAAAAGTATTGCCACAGGTGAAGAAGGCGATATTCACTTAGATGATTTTCATGTATATGAATTTCAACAAGGCATGGATAAAAGTTGGACTAGCGTATTAGTTGTAGACGGAGAACCCGTTGCATCTGTGCCTAGCGAAGCTATGGTTTATGAAGATGGAAGAAGAAGACAACCACGACATAAGTTTGCACTTTGGGTGTATGTAACAGACATAATGCATGCAGAACAAAGAGTAGACTCATGGGAAGAGGTTACTAGCCCGTCTGGTAGTAAACTATTTAAAGAAACTGTTAACGATTTTAAAGTTTTAACTCTATCTTTTGGAGCACAGAACAGTAATTGGAATCAGTTCGTAGACATCTTTGAAGATAATGGCTCACTAAGTAAGTCTGTTATTAGAGTAAAAAGACGAGGTAGTGCATTAGACACTACATACACAATCACTTCTACATCAGGAAGCATTGAGTTACCTGATGACAAACAAGCAGAAGTGCAAAATCTTACACCTATTAAAGAGTATTTAGGTCAGAGATATGGTGCTAGCGATGTGCCATCTTTTGACAACGTACCATCAGATGCTGTAAGCGTTGATGACGATGACGACTCTTTATTCTAGGTTAACAACCTCCATAACTAAAGACTCTCCGGCTTATGTCCTGCCGGGGGGTCTTGTTAATTCAAATATGATAGTAACTTCAGACACATTTACAGAGACATTAAATTCACTACCTAAAGTATCAGAGTGGATTATTGATGTGGAAACTAACGGATTAAATCCTTATGACATGAATCAAATATGTGGTATAGGATTAGTGCCTGTGACTGATAGTGACTCTCAAATTTATTATTTTCCTTTTAGACATCAAGCTATATACGATGAACCTTTCTATAAACAAATACCATCCACTAAAATAGTTAAAACTAAAAATGACGATGGCGAAGTTATTAATCAAGAAGAGGTGCCTACCACAATTTGGACAGAAGATACTGATGTGGTTGAGTATAATAACTTATCACAAGCCCAACTTAATGAATTAGTAGGGTTTATTAATGATAATTGCAAAACTTTAATCGGATATAACGTAAAGTTTGATGCAAAGTTCCTAGAGAATGAAGGCATTAATGTACCTAATATGAATCTTGTAGATGTATTAGTTATGGTGCGAATGACTGAACCTACAACTATGAATAGGCTTAGTCTTACAGATACTATTATTAGAAGTTACGGGGAAAATGCTGGATTATATGATGTTGAAACTAAAAAAATACTAAGAAAGCATTCTTGGAATAAGAACTTTGCTGCAGCACCCCCATATTATTTAGGACCTTATTGTGTACAAGATGTGTATTGGACAAGAAAAGTTTATCAAGATAGACTGCGTAAGTTAGAATTATCAAAACAACTAGATTTATTTAGATTTCAAAATGATTTAACTAAAACACTATACATGATGGAAAAACGGGGTGTATTAATAAATAATAAATATGCCAAAGAAGCATATGATAAAACTTTAATACGAATAGATGTGTTAAAAAATAGAATATATGAATTAGTGGGGCATGAGTTTAATATTAGTAGCACTAAACAACTAGGGGAAACATTTAATGCTATGGGTATACACTCTCCGTTACGCACTGCAAAAGGTGCTGAGGCGTGGAATGAAGAAGCCCTTGTAAGATTAAACTCACCACTAGCCGGATTGATAAGACAATACAGAGCATTAGAAAAGATAAGGTCTACATATATAGAGCCTTACTTAGAATTGCCTGTGCTTCACACTAGCTTTAATAATTGGGGTACAGTAACAGGTAGATTATCATCTAGCTCTCCTAACTTACAGAATATACCTAGAGATACGGTTTACGTAGAAGACAGGGAACTATCTGAATCTGATAAAGCAGATGTTAGAGATAGAGTTGCTGCTATAGTATCTAGTAAAGGTGGTAATTCAAGCACTGAACTAACTGATGAAGTGTTAGATACATGGAGTTTTTTAGGTGGGGATAAGTTCAACGCTAATGACGATAGACAAATTGCTATTAGAAACTTGTTTATACCTAGAGATGACTACAAAATGATAGCGTATGATTACTCTCAAATGGAAGTTAGAGTATTTATGAGTTATGTAAATAACGAAGAGATGAATGAATTGATGAAACAGGATGATGTTGACTTTCATGGAGAAGCGGCAAAGATAGCTTTTGATGTTACAGAGGATGACGAACAGTTTAAATTCTTTAGGCAACTAGCCAAGTCAATTACTTTTGGAGTTATATATGGTATTGGTAAAGATAAGTTAGCATTACAATTAAATACTACCCCTGATGAAGCTGCTCAATATAAAAATACATACTTAGAAAATATGAAAGGTTCTAGAAAATTCTTCAATGCTGTTATTAAAAAGATAAAAGCAGACGGTAGAGTTAGGAATAAGTATGGTAGAGTATATAGAGTACCTAGTGAATTTGGATATAAGGGTGTTAATTACTTAATTCAAGGAACTAGTGCAGATATAATGAGTGAGCGTATGGTTGCTGTGGCAGAATACCTAAAGGATAAGAAGAGTAATCTGTTACTACAAGTACATGATGAGATTATCTGTGAGATACATAAAGATGAGGTAGATGAAGTAGCCCCTGAAATAAGAAGATTAATGAAAGAGAACACTCTTAATATACCACTAGAGGTGGATATGGAAGTATGTGACCCTTCATGGGCAGTAAAAAAAGATTTTGATGATATAAACAAGTTTAATTTAGAGGAGCATATAGATTGGAGTTAACATGTTAAAATATGTACCAACAAATGAAACTTTTGAAGAAATAATTGTTACATCTAAAAACAGGGCTAAAAATTTAGGAGCATTAAATAATTCAATACGTGAGGGTGCGGGTAATTTTGTAGGGTATGTAGGGCAAATATCTATTGCAAAACTATTAGGAATAGATGAAGTTGATACTTTTGACCACGATTTACAATATCAAGACATGACTTTGGAAGTTAAAAGTAAAGATAGAACTGTAGACCCAGCTCTATATTATGATGCTAGTATTGCTAAAACAAGTATGCATCAAAATCCAGATATCTATGTATTTGTATCTGTAACTATACCTGCAAATACAACCGCTATAGAAGCCATATGGATTATGGGTTGGATATCAAAAAAAGAATATTTTAATAAAGCTACTTTTTATAAAAAAGGGGATATTGACCCTAGCAATAACTTTACTTTTAGAGCAGATTGTTATAATCTACCTTACAATAAACTGCACCCTATAAAAAAATTATTGCAACAACATAATCAATTTAAACTAGAAGAACATATAGATTGGAACTAATGAAAGTAATAGCAAGAAAAAACGAAACCTTTGAAAAACTACTTAGACGTTTTAAAAAGAACTTACAAAAAGATGATACTCTAAATACATACAGACAAAAACAAGAATTTGTACCTAAGAGTGTAAAAAGACAACAACAAAAAGCTAATAAGCTAAGAAAGAGTAGGGAAAAAGATGTCTAGTAAAGATGTATTCCATTGTGAAGAAAATGATGATGAAGTTATATACTATGATGGACTAAAAGAAGCCTTTATAGGATTAGGATTTCAACAGTTTAACGGACCCTATGCTATATACGACAGAGAAAAAGCAATAGAAATAATTGCTAGGGATTTTTATAAAGAAAAAAAGAAAGAATATGAATTTGAAAAAATGGGTGCAGAAGAAAAACTTAAAGTTGTACAAGATATAGGGGATGAGGCATATATGGAAGCAGTAGAATATTTTGAATACAATACTGAAGGAGCATGGATGGGAGATAGAACACCCATATTTGTAATTATGAAAGACTTATTAACACCGATAGAACCTA